TGTTTTGGACGAAAAACAAATTTTGGCTGTTTTGTGTTAATTATCAAAATAAAAAAGGAGGTGGATTTAAAATTTATGCCTAACTTGGTAAGAAATTGCCAAGTATAAATTCGGCTGTATCGGTGGAACTCCCAATGGGACAATACCGAGGGAAGTCATAATTGACCCCGTAGAGACTGAACGCCGACACGAAGTTACAGTCCGGTCTTGTAGGTAACTACAAGAATCAAGCAGAAATGACTTGATCCTATTTACTATTTAGAGCAATAGAGTAACAAAAACGAAATATCTGGTCAGAAACAGACGCGGATATCATCGGAGATGACTCAACACCAACGCTTACGTTGAAAAACACGAGTTCTGGTTATGGTCTTTCCGTTGATACAACCAGCGGAACGGGTACTGCGGTAGATGTACTTTCAGATAACACATCCTATGCAGCTCGTATTCGAAGCGCGGCAAGCGAAGCGCCTGCCTTACAGTTGTCACACTCTGTTATAAACGGACCGACAATTGCTGTATTACAGCTTATTGCATCAGGAGCTTCGGCAGCATTCTTTGATTTCCGAGGAGCAGTTGCTTCAACGGCTTCATTGGGAGTTACAGGAGCGAACGTAGCCGGGTTGATAAGAGTTTGGTATCAGGGATCAGGTGGAAATGCTCAAGGATGGATGCCTATTTATAGCGCAGCTGTTGCGTTGTAAGGGTAGACAAGAGGAATCCCCTCATAACGGGAGGGTTGTGGGGGGGATCCTGGGGCGAATGTTGCCTGTCCAATTTTCGCCCCTATAAGAATATGTATTGTTTATGTGGATGTGGAAGAAAAACTAAATTTTTTAGGGGGAAATACAATAAGTATATTTATGGACACAATGGAAACCATTATAAAATGGGTCATAAGTTTCAAGGTTCGGGTTCACATTTATGGAAAAAGAATCATATCCCTTGGAATAAAGGATTAAATCATTCGGAAGAAACAAAAAAGAAATTATCTAAAATTTCTAAAAAACAAAAAAATAGAAATATTTTAGGATTGAAGAATGGGTGGGGATATTGGTTAAATAAGAAAAACCCATCTATGGAAGGAGATAAGAACCCAAATTGGAAAAATGGAGTAAGTAAGATAACAAAAAAGAAGAGACAATTAGACATGGAAACAGTTGAATATGTTTTTTGGAGAAGAAGTGTTTTTGAAAGAGATGATTTTACGTGTATTTCTTGCGGAAGACGTGGAAGGGGATATTTAGTAGCCCATCATATTAAATCATATTCACTATTTCCAAATTTTAGATATGAGATAAATAATGGGTGTACCCTGTGTATGAATTGTCACAACCAAACAATCGGAAATGAAAAATATCATGAAAAATATTTACAAGAGGTAATTTATGGCCACAACACTCAATGATTTACAAAGTTCGGTAGCAGCCATGGTAGATCAATCGACTACTACACCCACAAGTGGCGGAAGTGAGTGGGAGCTTCGGAAGTCCTGGATAAATCGGGCCATAGAAGAATTCGGCCAAGCATATGATTGGGAAGTATTGAGAAAAACGAGTTTCATCTCAGTTACCGGGGTTTCTCAAGGTTCTTTAACATTACCTGCTGATTTTCGAAAGATGGCTCGAATGCCCGTGTACCATTCAAGCGGCGTATCAGGAGGAGAGGAATGGTCGGAAATAGTTCCCGATGAGATCGGGATGTACGATTCAACCGAAAAGTATTTCTATCTTCTCGGTGACAGAGCAAACAACTTTACGATGATCTGGAACCCGGCAACGGTTGCATCCGGTGCGTCGCTCATGATTACCTATTTCGCATTTCCAACCTCCGTTACCTCACCCGCAGATACAGTAATACTGGAAAATCCTGAATTCTTAATCAACAGAAGTATCGCCTATATTTTTGAAGCGAGAAGCGATTCCCGATTTCCTGGATTTGAGACGAGGGCACGAGATAATCTTTTGCAGATGATTAGCAGCCAGGATAATCAAAGCAGGGCAATGGGCGAAAACGATAATGTGAAAACACGGGAAGAGAAATATTGGGGATTTCGCATAGGGAGAGATTGATAGAACAATATGTATGATTGGACCGTTAAAAAAGCAGGCATATGTGCCACCAAAACCAGCGACGATTTCTTGGGATGGGTTTCGTGGCGGATTAAATCTTTTTTTACGACAAACGGAATTGAAGGGAAACGAGTTGGCCCAAGCTGACAACTTGATGTTGACGGGATTGGGCGTTCCGACGAAGCGATGGGGAACACAAGATTATTTTTTAGCACAAGCAACGGGATACGGAAGAGGATTGGTTGAGGCGAAATCAATAACAGATGTACGGGAAATCCTTGCCTTAACAGATTGGGGAATTTTAACAAAACAAAGCGGTACATCCTATACGGAAATTACAGGGGTATCGTGGCCTTCTGGATATAACCTGGAAGGCACGCAACTTAACAATGTAGTGTATTTGGTCAATGCGCAGAAACCGTTCGTGAAATACGATTTCACTTCGTTGGTTCCATTTGAAGCATTAAGTACTCCAACGAACATGGCGGCAACGAACATTTCTGGAGCAACAGGACTAACGACGTGGAGTTGGAGAGTATCTGCGGTATCAAAAACCGGAGAAACCCTTGCTTCGACGGCAATTTCTCTTGCCAGTTTGCCTCAGCTCTTGAGCGACACGTTGATACGAGTTACTTGGAACACGGTGTCTGGACCATCGGGAATTTTACAGGGGTACAACGTGTACCGTGGGGCGCAGGGAGATGAGACGTGGTTGGCTCGCGTTGATGATACGTCAACACGTTACGATGATATCGGTATCAACGCATCACAACTAACGCTTCCACCGACCGCCGATACAACCGACGGGCCGAAGGCAAAGTATATCGTTCGTTTTGAAGATCGTTTGGTTCTGGCAGGCATCGACGGTGCACCAACAAAAGTGTTTATATCGGGAAGAGTACCCTTTCACGAGCGGTTTGATGCGAGTGGTGGCGGTGGATATATTTATGTGGATCCCGACACGGGAGACAACATTACCGGATTGGGCATTTGGAAGGGAAGAATTGTCGTTTTTAAAGAGAAAACGGTATGGGAAGTGACGCTCAATACCGTAACCGTTGGAAATTTCGCTTTATTGACACCGACCTATAAATTGGTAACAGCATCTCAGGGGTGCTCAAGTCACAGGACGATTGTACCCGTGAACAATGATTTGTTCTTTGCAAATCGAAGAGGAATCTATGTTCTCGGGCAACAACCGGGAGCAGGTGTTGAACAATTGTGGACGAATGAGTTGTCAGCGAAAGTACGGCCTATTTTTGATTCACTGACGCAAACAGATTTGGATAATGCGTGTGCAGCATACTTTGATTATAAGTATATTATCGCATTTCCGACATCAAAGAAAGCAATTGTTTTTGACCGGGAACGGGGAGCATTCATGGGACCGTGGATTACGTCGTTTGGTATTGGCAAACTGGAAACGATAACAGACGGCACCGGAATAGAACGATTGCTTGCCGTTGACTCAACCGATAACTATATATCGGAGTTTTCAAAAAGCTTGACAGACGACAAGGGAACGGTCTTTTCAACGCTTTTAAAAACAAGAAAAGAAGATTTCGGAGACTGGACGCTCTTTAAGACCATTAACGAACTCTATACGAGTTTCAGGAATGTTTTCGGAACCGTGGCAGTCAACATCTATCTTGAAGAAAGAAGCGGGGTCACGTTTACGGCAAAGTCATTTAACATTACCAGCACACAAGGAACAAGCGGATGGGGAGTAGATCAATTGGGAGTGGCGCAATGGGGACTGACAAACGTAGACGCCGCAGCATCATCTGACGAGATTTTGCGGAAGGCATTGCTTTATAAAACAGCGAGAACAATGCAGGTAGAAGTTACTACGAGTGCAAAAGCAGATAATTATGAATTGTTGGCAATTAAGGCGTTTGGGGTCGCGCAGGGGAGAGGGTCGAGTCCCTCAGAATGGATTGTGTGATTAATACGCTCTAAATATCAATATATGATAACAAAATGTGTTCATTGTAACCAAACAATTAAGGTAAAACAAAAAAGGAATAGAGATGATTCTTTAAGAAAGAACTTCTTTTGCTCTATCTCTTGTTATAAAACTTACCGACTGGACAAGAAATGGACAGTAAAAGAATGTGCATATTGTCACAATGAATTTAAATACCGAAGCAAACAAAAAGATCGGAAGTGTTGCTCATTGAGCTGTAATAGCAAGTATGGTCAAGTTTTAACAGGGAGCAATAAACAAATAAAAACAAATTGCTTGGTGTGTAAAAAAGAAATTTTGTCATCTCCAAGCAATATTAAAAATGGTAAAGGAAAATATTGTTCTAAAAAATGTTTTTATTTGGTGTGTTCAGACGGCTGGATAGGCGACAAAAATCCCAAATGGAATGGCGGTATCACACCACTCTATCGTCGAATCCGAACGAGCACGAAATTTTACAAATGGCGTAAAGCAGTATTAGAACGTGACAATTATACTTGCCAAAAATGCGGATACAATCCGAAATACGACGAAGGGAACACAAACATGGAGGCTCATCATTTATTTATGCTAAAAGATTTACTCATTCATAATCTGAAAAAACACATTTTTAGTCTCGACAACGGGACAACGTTGTGCCAACCGTGTCATCAGGTAATTACTGATTATCAAAAGTTGAAGGAGGGATTGATATGACAGCTAGACTTTTAGAATCATCAAGCCAAAATGCCACGCAAACAACTTTAAATGGCACCATCAACGATACAGTTACCACAGTCACACTCACAAGTGTTTCTAATCTTGTTGCTCCAGGAGTTCTTGTTATAGACCGACAGGATGGTAGCGGCAATGATACGCCCTCCAAACGGGAATACATCACATTCACAGGAATCAGCGGAAGTGATCTTACGGGTGTTACCCGTGCAGTGGCAGGTTCTACGGCTCAATCGCATAGTTCCGGTGCTCTCGTTGAATCGATATTGACTGCAACTCACTGGTCTGATCTTGTTGACTTTCTCCAAACAGAACATGATTCAGCAGGAAAACACGTCATTTCTACGGCGACCATAACATACACTGAAACAATACGGTTAGCAGTTACATCTATTGCTTCTGTTGCACGCATTCAATCTAGGCAGCTTGTTTCTACTTCAGTAGCGTCAATAGCGTTGGTTGCCGCCGCTTCAATTAACTATCCGCGACCAACCCAGATTATGTGGTCATGGGCAGGGGCGTTGCCAACCGTTCTTTCCAACGCAACACAGAATTTCCCAATGGCACGGGCAATTCGAAACTGGACGCTTAAGAGTACATTCATTTCGTTGCTTTCGGCACCATCTTTGGGAACATTGGGAATAGACGTAAACTATTTCTCTACACCCACAGCCGCTGCAACGTCAATCTTTTCAACGAAACCGACAATAGACGTGGGGGAGTATACAACCGCTACCGCTGCAACTGCGCCCGTATTGAGTTTTACCTCGTTGGCATCTGGGGTCTTTTTGAGGCCAGAGATAGAAACGCCAAATGGAGCGGGGGAAGTGATGATTTCATTGATAGCATCGGAACGACCATGACAACACTATGATGACAAGTTTATACAAATAAACCATGGCTGTAGCACTTTGGGAATCATCGCTGGTAGACGCAGTACAAACAACACTTTCAAGTGCCATTACGTCGGGGGCTACAAGTATTCCGCTTACGAGTACGGCTACGCTTCTGGCACCGGGTATTGTGGTGGTTGATCGGATTGATAGCACCGATAGCGAAACACCCACCAAGCGTGAATATATCTCGTTTACGGGCATAAGCGTCAACGATCTTACGGGTGTTACTCATGGCGTGGCGGGTTCTACTTCCCAATCTCACGGTTCCGGTGCAATAGTTGAAGGAGTTTGGACATCAACGCATTGGACGGATCTCCTTGACTTTGTGCAGGTTGAACACAACGCATCGGGAATACATACTCTTTCTACAGCGACCATCGCCTATACCGAAACAGTACGACTGGCAGTAACGTCTATTGCCTCAATTGCCCGTATTGAAACCCCAATGATTGTTGTTGCCTCAGTAGCATCGTTGGCATTGGTGGCCGCTGCTTCACTTAGTTATCCTATGCCAACCCTAATCTCTTGGGGTTGGGCGGGAGCATTGCCTACTGTTCTAACCGGAAACGCAACGCATTTTCCCATGATCCGGGCATCGAGAAACTGGACGCTCTCAAACACATTTATTTCATTATTGTCCGCACCGTCTCTTGGCACATTAGCGGTAGACATAAATTACTATTCAACGCCAACGGCATCGGCAACGTCAATCTTTACGACCAAGCCAACTATTGACGTAGGAGAGTATACAACCGCTACGGCGGCAACCGCACCAGTTTTAGACTTGACGAGTTTGGCGAGCGGTACATTCTTACGTCCAGAGATAGAAACACCGAACGGAGCGGGGGAAGTAATGATTTCATTGATAGCAGAGGAAAGAGGATAATGTGGCAGTAAATAGTAATAGCCTTGATCTTGAACTATCTAGTTCGCAGTATTCATCTATTACTGATGTTTCTCAAACGGGGCTAGATATAACAGGTGATATGACCATTATGGCATGGGTGAAACCAGAGTCATTGTCTGCTAATCACATGGTTGTATCTAAACGAGAAACAACAGGAAATCAACGATCATATCGTTTTTTTGTAGATTCTACTGGATTGGTTAACTTTATTGGAAGCTCTGACGGGATCAATCAAGATATAACTGGCAGTGGTAGTACCACAATATCAACAGGAGTGTGGAATCATATTGCTATCGTTTACGACAATGCAGGGACATTGGCATTTTATCTTAATACCGTAGCAGACGGTACGGTAACTGGATTGCCTACGTCAATTTTTAATGGTACCGCTCCTTTTGCAATTGGAGCGGATTTTGCTGCGGGAGTAGCAGCAGACTTATTTGACGGACTTGTAGATGAGGTTAGAATATTCAATCGCGTATTAACGGCGGGAGATATTGTTTCATTTTGGAAAAATGATATTGGCGATGCCAACCTACAGGGATATTGGCAGCTTAATAATGACTATCTTGATGTGACTACTAATAACAATGATCTGACCGCAACAGGGAGTCCGGTATTTTCAACTGATGTACCATTTGCTACATATGGAGCAGTTGGAGGTATAGTGTTTCCCGCATCGTTTGGAGGACCATTTGTTGAATTTTGAAAAGGAGGTGAATATGGATAACGCAACGGTAAATATTGCAAAAAAGATGTCTGGAGGTATGAATGGACCAGGATCTATGACGGACACCCTTCTTGGGGCTCTCAGAGCCTTGCAGACCTATGCAAAAGCGATGGGTGAACAAGACGCAAACAGTGAAGATGTAACCTTGGTTCGTGGAATCATTTCCTCTCTTTCCCGGTTGATCGCTAAAGATCAAATGCACCAGATGCCGGATGGAACGATGATGGCCAATAGCGAAATGGGAGGTGATGCGGGAATGACGGGAGCAGGTATGGGTGGAGGAATGCAACCACCAGAGATGCCGGATTTGACGGAGTTGTCGAAATTACCGACTAATATGATGAGATGAGGACAGCGTATCCGTTTTGGAACTTTATGCACACGTCAGTATTGGGAAGAGAAATATTTTTTACATGATCGAGAGGGCTTTTGATCCACGAATCAATAAGTTGTTTTTCATTAAGGAAATCTTTGGCAAGATTTTCTCCGATTGAAGAACACGTCGGACAGTAAACGAAAATTTGGTTATCGGAACGGGAATAAAAGTCAGTATGAGAAAAGTCTTTTTGTATTTCAGCAAGTCGTATTTCAGCCAAGGGACAAAGGGCTTCATTCCAATCCATTGGCGATTGTCCAATCGAAGAACGGAAGTCGTTGATTTGTTTGAGAGCGGCTTGAGGGTTATCTAGTTTGTTAAAAACGAAAGAACTTATCGGGCTTTGGCGAAGAGCGAAGCCCACAAAAAAGGCAAAGAAAGGAATCAACAAATACAAAAAAAGTTTTCTCATGGTTTTAATACCATAGCACACTATATCACAATTGTCAATGTCAAATCGATATGATTATTAAAAATTTTGTTGAAGGGAGGTGAAAATCTATGGCAGTACAAGGAACATGGAATGTTTTAGGATACAATATTCCTGATCTCGGTTTTACCGAAGGATTGGGGATTGGTTCTGGAACAAATTGGCAGAATCCGCAGATTCCTTTTTCAAGCACAGCACAAGACATAAATCAAGCCAAGTACGCACAACAGCAATACTATCAGCAAGGAGGTCCGACGCTTCAGGCAAGTAGAATTCCTACATATTCTACACCTGCACCTTCTGGTGGGGGTGGTGGACAAGTTTTAGGTGGTCAAGCGCCTCAGCAAAGTGCAGATTCTCCCATTCGAGAACTTGAAAAGATTGGTTGGGAGAATATGAACCCAGATCAGAGAAGCCGATATCTTGCAATGATCGGACAGCAACAGCAGCAATCTGAGGCAGAGCGAAGACAAGCTGAAGAGGCACAACTCAACGAAATTTACTCACCGCTATTTGGTACTCTTGAGAGTCAAAAACAACAATATGAATCTCAACTTCCCGGCTATCAACAGCAAGTGACGGGCGAATTTGAGCGGGGATTAGAAGACGTTACTGGTCAAGAAGCAGAATCACAACGACAACTGGCAAAACAGGGAACAAGCGTACAAGAATCAGAGGCCAATGCGTTGCAAAAAGCACGACAAGTGTATAACGAATTGTCTCAGCGGTACGGGGCATTGTTCGGATCACGAACATCAGCCGGACCATTTGCAATGGAGATACTGGGTCGTGAGACACAAAAACAGTTCGGTGATGTCGGTAAACTAGCAACACAGGGAATGCAGGCAGTTTCCGATGAAAAGAACCGTCTTACAACATGGGTCAATACGCAAAAGAATGAGTGGGGAAGAAAGAAAAACGAAGCGATGAATAATTTGACGATTTCGTTTAATAACGCAATTCAACAAATTAACGCGCAACGTGGTCAACTGGAGTCTGACAAGGCATCTCGCCGCTATGATATTCTGGCACAGGCTCGTGAACGCGCATCACAGATTGAAGCAGCAGATGTTGCATTTAATCGACAGCTTCAGCTATTCCAAGCTGAACGAGGCAGCCAGATGCAGAGCGCTACACAAAACTTGGGAGTAGGTAACGTAGCAGGTGCTTATACAGAACAACTTGGTCAGGCATACAATCCGTCTGTTGCAAACGCGGCAACGCCTATTACTCAAACGCCCTACAACTATTTGGGCAACTATACAGAGGAGTATGACCCGATAACTGGTCAGCGTAGGCGGGTTCCTCAATATTCTCTTGGGCAGGCACGATAAGCGCCAAGGGATGTAGGGAACACGAGTAAGCCGTAGAGATTGATATGGCAAAAAATGCCTTGCAATCGGTACTAGACGTTGTAAAACGTGGTGCTACTCGGCTTGCGTCTGTAACTCCTGTTGGTCAGCTCGCGTCACGGGTCGCTCAGGCAACGCAGACGTTACGAGTGCCATCATTGGAAGAACTCGAAAACACATATAGACAGAGTGTGGGACGAGTTTCTTCCGCTGTGCAAAAATATCCAACGCCGGTTTCCTATGTCGCTCCCAGAATTCGTCAGTATATCCCAGAAGTACGGATTCCAACAACGCCATCTCCACAGGAATACGCACGGGTGAGATTTCCACAAACGACATTTTCAAAAAACATGCAATTGTTGCCTCGGGCTTTAACAACCGAGACACCAGTTGCGCGTTTTTTGTTTGAAAAGATTGGGGGACCCGGGCTTGAAGACGTAAAAGGGCCTCCGACTATCGGAAAATACATAGCAGGAGTCACTGAAGCATCTTTGCCTGGTCTTTTGCCGATAAGTGGTGGACCTCAACTTGCGAGAAATATTTTACGGGAGGGAGTTAATATTCCCGCCGCATTAAAAAGCGGAGCCGCATTAACCGCATTTAACGTTGCTTTACAGAAACTGAAAGGAGAGAAGGTTTCTGCTCCAGAACTGGCAACATCTTTTGGTTTTGGCGCACTATTTGGTATAGCAGCACCAACGCCACTGACAGGCATTTCAACGGCTGAACTTGGGATGGCGCGTAGAACACTTACAAAATATGGTTTTGAACTGAAGGACTATGAAACCCCAGCACTGTTGAAAGCGAAGTTCCGACGCGCCGTACTAAATCTTCATCCTGACAAAGGAGGAAATCCAGAGGAATTCTCGGCATTTATTGACGCCTACAACAAAACGACATCCGCAGGAATTAGCGGAGGATGGGGACTTCCAGACATTCTCACCTGGATTCGCAATATCTGGACGAAAAAAGCAGAAGCAAAACCTAAGGGCATTCGCTTGCTTCCTTCTGTTGAACCACCACAGGTTGTACGAGAGCTTCGTTATCCAAAAGAATTGCCTCCTACAATTGAGACTAGGCTCAGGGCCAGTACGGGTGGCTTCAGACAAGACACATTGAGAAGACTAGAACAGGGAAAAATGACGACTGGCGACTTAGAGCGTGTAGGAATTAAGCAAAACATAAGGCGTATTGATCTTGTAACGCTTCTTAAAAATTCTCCTGAACTAGCACAAAACCCTGTGCTTACCGTAGGCGAAGACGGCATGTTGCGGTTCGCTGGACAAAAACAACAGTTTTCTATTGTGCCTGAAGCATTGGGAATTACAACACCTCTTACTCCCGGTGAAGTAATTAGTTTGAAAAATATTATCGGGGATAAGGGAACATTTCCGGTTCTTGTAAGTAGTGAAACCCAAGTCGGAAGAACTCCCGAACAACAAGCACAAAAAATTGCAGACATTATTCGTCAGGAGTCCGGCATCGGTTCTCACGTCTTTGAGGGAGAACAAATCCGAACGGTTCTTCAAAAGGCAGGACTTGAAACGATTTCAGAGGGTATCATTGATACCCCGGGGTTTATTGTTCAATACCTAAAACGGGATCTGGCTACGGGAGAATCAATTACCCCTCGGCTAACAGTTAATGTATTTCCAACAGAGGCAGCACAAGCACCCGCAGTTCAACCTCTTGCACCCGTAGTTCCTATAACGCCCAAGGTGCCAACTACTCCTCCTGTGGTTGCAGTTCCTAAACCGTTAGCAATGGAAGAAACTCCAGCACAAACAACGTCATTTGGTGGAGGAACCGTTGAGGTTGTTCCAACGAAAGTCGTGCAACACAAAGGAGAATATCTTGCTCAAATAGACAAAGTGCTTGGCATGGGAAAAGTTTCCGATGTGTATTACTGGGACAAAGTAGAAAAAAGATGGGCGTATTTAGAGGCAAATGTTAAACCGTATAAAAATCAACTGGACAGATTGGTTGAAAGAATTAAACCAGAGAAACCTGCTCCTGTAGAAAAAGTAAAGCAACAGGAAGTTCTTCGGGAAAATCGTCCTCCAGAGGAAGTCCGAACAGCGGCACTTGAGGTTCCAAAGCAAATGGTTCCAGAGTTGGGGTATGAGGTAGAACTTCCGCATATTGTTGCCGTAAAAGTGCTGAACTCTTTTGGTGACATAACGGTAAACTCAGGGTTTCAAACAAACTTTAAACCTCCGGTGTGGTCGATTACGATTCAAGGAAAAGCATCTGATGATGCAGTTCGGGCAGCACGAAGTCTTGGTCTTCACGTTAGGGAACGGAAAGTCGATGGAACAAAACAATTGTTTACGGATATTTATCTTCCCAAAATTGGTGCAGACGAGGTAGGTATTCAAAAAGCTACGCAAGTCTTTGACGAATTTGCACTTCGCTACAACACCCTGAAACAAACACCGCAGCCTATTCCAGAAAAACCTGCTCCAGTCATTCAGATTCCCAAACCCGGTGAGAAAGAAAAAGGATTTCTAAAAACCGCGCTTGAGTCAGAAACAACTGCACCGGAAGTAAAAAAAGTAGCCGAAGAATCTATTTACAAATTCTATACACCAAAGAAAAACAAAGCAGTATTTGAAAAGATGAGACCAGAGGTGGAAAAGGATTTCGAGGGGTGGGTACAGCGAATTAAAGATCCCAACCAGGCATGGACTGATGAAGTAAATGCAGCAGGTCAGGTTGCCATGCTTAAGCTTCAACAGCAAGGTCGTCATGAGGAAGCAGCAGAACTTATTGACGCACTTGATGAAAAAGGAAGAATTGCAGGTCGGTCAATTCAGATATTTTCAAACTGGGACTTTTTGACGCCAGAGGGCATGATTCGTTATGGCCAACGAATGATTCGAAAGAGTCAAGAAAAAGTGAGTTTCCTAGCTGAAATTGTAGGAAAAGGAAATGCCGTTCGGGAAATTCCCGAGTCATCAAGAAAAACAGCAGACGAGTTAAACAAGGTTAACCAAGAGGTTGCCGAGCAGGTTGCACAGGAAGTTTCAGCACAGTTCGGTAAGACTGCACGACGGCTTGTTAACAGAGAAGAACTTGAACCCGAAGAGAAGCTTGGAAAACGGGTTATTAATTACGTTAAGTCGCTTGACAAGAAACAAAAAGAAGAAGATCCCGTGCAAGTTATGGTTAATACGCTCTACGCTGTTGCGCGGGAAGTATTGCCGGAAAAGACGGTTGCCACCCGTGATCCGCTTGAATTCGTTGCCAAGGCCATTAAAGAACGCAAGACATACCAGTTCGTTTGGGATGAAGCAAAGCGGATTGTTGAAGAGAAATTTGCAAAAGACCCTAAAGCTATTGAAAAGCTCGACGACTATTTTGCGTACTATCTCAATCGTCCGTTCACCAAGTCTCAACTGGAGCGAACCGTCGGTGGGCAGATAAAAGTCGAAGAACTTGATTTGGGACAAGTCGTTCGTGAGTTTTACGTTGATCTTCAACGAAAGGTTGGCCAGAATCTTTCTGCGCATTTGGCAGAACGCGCTGGTTTGGTTGATGAAGACGCACGGATGCTCGAGACATTTGTGACGAAACGATTTGACGAGCTAACCCGGGCAAAGAAAGAACAGATTCTTACTGCGTTTTCTAAGCAATACCCAAAGACGATAAAGAAAACCCTGTGGGAAGAGTTGATTCAACTGAGCAATCTTGGTGCGTTTTCAGATAAGAAGTATTACGACATTATTGCAAAAAGAACGGGTATTCCTAATCTGAACGAAAATGTTGCTCAGGCACTCTACAAAAAGACGCAACATCTTCAGTCTCTTCCCGAAGGTAGTAAAGAGCGATTCGAGGCAACGCGAGAGGCGATTCAACTTATGGCTGACCAAATTCCATTAGGTCTCTGGGATATATTTGATGCGTATCGATATCAGGGATTGCTTTCAAGTCCCCGTACCCAACAGCGTAACATCATTCAAAACCTTTTTGCCGCAACGATGCTTCGTCCGGCAGTGCTTTCGCAGGAAGTGGTAATTGATTGGGTACAATTAATGATTTCCGGTAAGGAGCGGGAAGTGTACATGAAGCAAGTCCCCGCGTATTACAAGGGGCTTATCAACGCTCTTCCGACAGGCGTAGAGGCGTTAAAAAACGTATTTCGTGGTGTTTCAGAAATAGAACAGCCTGATCTTCGAATGCTCAAGTTCCTGAAACTTCGCAAAGAACATCGGAATCTGACGATTGCAACCAACCTCATGGAGGGAATGGACAAGTTCTTTTCAGCAATCATTTCCAGTGGGGAATATGCGTCGCTTCGTGAACAGGGGGTTCCTGAAGAAGAGGCGCGCGCGCTTGCCCACAAGATAGCAGAGGAGTATCTGCTTCGTGCACCAACGGATCCTAATAACTTAACGGGTCAGGGGGCGTTGTGGTCAAGGCTTGATAAAGTAACCAATGGTATAGCCAACTTCCGACGTGACATTCCCGGCATGACGCTTTTTGTTCCGTTTATTCGAACGGTTGCTAATTACGCAAAGCAAAATCTCCAGTTCGTTCCCGCAATAGGATCACTGGGAGCACTTTCCGCAACAGGAGAACAACAACGCCAGCAGCAGGCAAAAGCAGCGGTAGGACTGTATGCGGTTCTTTTTGGTTATCTTATGGCAATATCCGGCAACACGACATGGGATGTTCCGGCAGATAAAGATGAGCGACAAAAGTTTTGGGATTCCGGTAAACGCCCCTACGCTATCCGCATCGGCAACTGGTGGGTCCCTATGATTTATTTGGGTCCATTGACGTTGGCACTTGCTATTCCCGCTGCATTTAAACACTACGAAGCTGATGCACGAACGGCGTTGACAGACACTTGGGATAAGCCGGTTTATCGTTCGATCCTGGGGCTTGCAAAAATGTTTTCTAACCTATCCATGATTTCCAACATCGGCGGATTTTTGCGCATCATTGAAGGAGATGATGATTTTCGAATGGATGACCTTGCTGCATCTATTCTTTCCCAAGGGTTTCCCCTCATTGGTCTTTCCCGATATATATCAACCCTTGCCGACCCTGTCTATAGGAAAAGCGAAGGAGTAAAAGAAGGACTGATGAAGAGTATCCCTTTCTTGTCCAAAGGGCTTGAACCGTACCGGACGCTTACAGGCGAAGAATCAAAACGAAACCTCTCGTCCTACATTCTTCCCTACGATATCAACAGAGAGGATCCGGCAATGGATTACCTTCTCCGTCAACGACGGCTTCAACTTCAACGCAATGCCATTATTAACCAACTCAAGAAAGACGTGGAGGTGCCGGAGAATATTAAAGCAGGATCGGAAGAAGAATATACCTATGCTTCCGAACATCCAGAAGTAGCGTATGAGTCAATGCTCAATTCACTCCAGCGCAGACTGTCAGAAACATACAAACAAGAGACTGAGATACATCTTGAAAAAGAGATAACAGACGAAGAACGGCTGGCGCTTACTGAAGAAATTAACGTTCAAAAAGAAGAACTTTTACAGATGCTGGATCAGTTGTACAAAGAAATAAAGGCAGCCAAGGGAGAACAAGTAACCAAGAATATTTTCACTGACGAAGTAGAAGCTGCTGATTTTGAACAACAAATGCAACCGGTGTTGCAGGAGATAGGACAACAACAGGACGCATTTATCAAATCATCACAAACACTCACTCAACAACTGAAAGAACTGCGCAGTCAGTCGGAAAAGTACAAACAAATCCGTGGTTTTTTTGATCTTGCGGCTACCTCCGGCGGATCATTTGATCGGGCGCGTCAGTTTGCAGAAAAGCAAGGGATTCCCGGCGAACTTGCCGAGTATGATTTTTGGTCGGCTCAAAAGCTTAACGAGAGAAGTTTTTATATCCACTCGCTTATTGATAGCATGGATGGACAAAGCGTCTTTGATACGCTCGTTTCGCTCCGCCGTATGAGTCCCGGAACGGGTAACATGGTCCTATCAGATGAAATTGTTGGTGATCTTGTCGATGAAGGATATATCAGTAAATCGCTCGGCAAACAACTTCGAAAGATAAAAATAAAACTCAATGAGGCAGGGGAACCTATGGCGAGACTTCAGGCAGTAGGTACGGGTGGAGGTATGACCAAAGCAGATCAGAACAAGCTTTTGTCCATTCTAAAGCAACGGGACAACGCATACCTCAGGGCGATGAAAATAAAACCACCAAAGATTACGGTTTCAAAGTTGAAGATGCCCAAATTCCAGGCGCCAAAACCAATCAAGATCCAAAAACCGAAGGAGTCGAAATTTTATCTCCGGCTGGCAAAAGCAAAAAAGGTAAAGTTTCCGCAACTTAAAAATGTTGTCTATGCAACCCGAGGATCCTATTAAGCCATTGCTGGATATGGTAAACGCTGATTTTGGTCAGCTCTACGATGCTGATTCGTCCCGAGTGGAAAAAAAGTTTCAGCAGAAAAAAGACGGGTGGTGCGGCCCTGCGGCGCTTTCTTATGCCCTAGCGCAACAGGGATTTACCATTCCACAAACTACACTTGCACGGTTAACAAAGACAACAGTGAAAAACGGCGTTGATCCCAAACACCTTCTCAACGAAGCGCGGCGATTCGGGTTTAATGCAGAAGTAATAAGCGGAGAGGATTCTAACGCGACGATTGAAGTTCTTGACCAAAATTTACTTGACGGGAAAAGCGCAATAGTGGATTATTTAGAAGGAGATAATATTGATACCGACGGACACTACGTCGTCTATCAGGGCTCGACAGGGGGCAAGATTATCGTTTGGGATCCTTCAAAAGGACGAAACATTGTTTTGGACAAAGAAAAGTTTGTTGCTCAGTGGAAAGATAAAACCGTTGGCGGAAGAGTATTTAAGAATTGGGCAATGATTCTGTCGAGACCCGTATGAGATTGAATAATGCGCTTACACAAGCAGGACAGGTAATACGTTCACTTGGGGAAAGATTCGGCAATGCAGTTATTGATACGGGACAGCAAGCTGTCCTCGGTTTGGCAAACGCACTTCCTGCCTCTATTCCCTATCGATTAGCTAACGCTAATTATGCAATTCGGGAACGGCTTCTTCCCCACGTTCCGCAAAGTGCAATTCGTGATTTTGAAAGATACCACGAAGCTCGATCACAAGTTGCTCCCAAACAACGACTTGGATTTGATCTTCAATATGGTGATCCCAATGCGTTCTACAATATGACGGAGAAATCTTTTTCTGCGCAACCACAGTCATTTTTTGAACCACCGCCAAGCGATCCATCACTTGAACCATTTCGTCAAAGGGTTATTCAGGGGTCTAGTTTTACTCCTGAAGCGCAGAAGTTCTTGCAGCAAATTCCTGTCGTCCAAGCGCCATCAAGAGCATCTGATCCCGGAACAGCATATGGACTCCCTCATACGTTTGGTAATCGGGTTCCCTATCCAACCGAATCATGGGAAGCTGCACAAAATCAGCTTGGCACTCCACACATCAGAATCAACCCCAATGTTCTTCCTCCCAACGCACCCGAAGGCATTGCTGAACAAGTGTTGCTCCATGAGTTTGTTCACGAGTTGCCTCGGCAAGTCGGAGCGAATGCTCGTGCTACCAGCGTTCTTAACGATCAGGCTGGAGTTGTTGATCCGTTTCTTCTTGATATCGCCAAAACGTACTTTGGTACTGATAAAACGCCTTCTCCTGAAGAATTTTATGCAACAATGGCTGAAGTTCTTGGCCCAAGCATTATTTATGATCCTCAAGTTGGTCAGCTCTACCAGCATATTTTTAACCCGCCATCACGGTTTAACGAGGCAACGGTTGTTAATCCACGAGGAAGTGTAGTTCTTGGAGCAACCAGAAGTAATAGGAAAGGAAAAAAAATAAAGGCAAAATAATATGGCAAGAATTATCAGTCCACTTCAAGATGAAAAAAAGTCAAATGCACTTGGGCAAGCGCTTCTTTCGTTTGCCCGATCTGCGGTTCGTCCAATTCAAAGGTTTCTGACTCCACAATATGCAAGTGCTCGGTTTATTTCTCCGACTCCAACGCCAACTATGACGCCAATGCCGACTCCAACACCAACCCCGACTCCAACTATGACGCCAACATCAACTATGATGCCAACTATAACCCCTTACCCTACGCCATCGCTTAATAGGGGACAAACAGCGTGGGGGAATGAGCTAGAGGGAGTAGCCACACCTTCTGGCGTAGCTGCGGGAGTAGCGCGGGCAATAGGATTTAATGAAGCTTCTCTTAATCGGTATCCAGCACCTAATATAACAGAGAGAGAAGAAACATATGGTCCAGCTGGAATTAATATACGTGCTCATCCACAAATAACTCGAGCCCAAGCAGAGAGTCCTGAATTTGCAAAAAACTTTATGGTAAATCGTTTAGTGGCAGCAAAAAAACTATTTCCTGATAATATAGAAAAACAAATACTTTATTATAATGTTCCAGGCAACGCATATCTTGATGCCAAGAATATTTCGTATCAGGCAGCATGGTATTTACAGAATGCTTTACGAACGATGGGACGAACGCCATCTGGAGAATACCTTCCCGTATTACGAAGGTATGGATTTTTTACATAGGAATACTATGGCAAACAGAGATATTGTAACAAACAGACAGTTGTACGAAGCGATACAAAACATCGAGAGGAAGATAGATGAAATCGTGAAGGAACGCATTACACCTCTTGAAGTGTGGAGAGGAGAAATTATGGGTAAACTTGCCGTATTCGGTTCGGTGTTTATCTTAGGAGCCAATCTCTTCATTGATTGGCTCAAAGAGCGATTTCGGATATGAAAAAAGCAGATTCGTTTAGTTATCCGTGTAAGTTTACAGGAACCTATCCATCTAGCTGGGCTGGATACACATTCCTTCAGGCTACAACGCAGAACGCGCTTCATCCCGGTATCGATTGGAATTTTGGGGCAGGAGAAGCGGATTTCGGGATGGCGGTTCAAGCAATTGCCAACGGTGTCTGTGTTCACACAAGCGAACAGGCGGGTATTGGCTACGGTGAAATCGTCGTCCTCAAACACGAGCTGGCTGACCAGATGTATGAGTTTATTAAATCACGCTATCAGATTGACTCACGCACCCTTTACAGTTTCTATGCACATCTCAAGGATGCAAATGTCAGGCTGAATCAAGAAGTAGAACGGGGAGACTTGATTGGGTGGATTGGTAAATCAGGAACTGAAATTTCTCATGTTCACCAAGAGCTATATAAACCCGTTCCGGGTACTCAATGGCGATACTGGCCGACTTTGGCAGGAGGTTGGGATGCTAATAGGCTCAAGCAATATTATCTGGATACATATGATGTTATCGCAAATCAGCCAACCATTGCGTCTCCCGTTACATCATCCGATCTACAGGTTGAACTTGACAATGTACGTGCGGAACGGGACCGAAATTGGAATTGGTTTATTCGCGTGTGTGAAGCATTGCGTGTAGGAATTGATGTGGAAGCTGCGGAAAATTTGGCACGAAGTTTAGTTGATAATGACCAGTCGCTTGCGGAAAAAACCAAGCAACTTACCGAAGCTCAGGCAAAAGTTGCAGAACTAGATAGCGATCTCAAGATGCTCCAAAAGGTTCACGAAACTATGCGTGTAGAGAATGCAAAGTTGGCACAGGAAACCCATGAACAGGCCGAGACGATACAGAAGCAAGGTGAGAAGATAAACAGCCTTCAGGAGGCACTAAAAGACGTTAAGGATACCATTCAGAATCCAGTCGTGGGTCTAAAGAAGGTGTGGCAGGGAATTTTAGAACTTATAGGGAGGAGGCGATAAATATGAAATATCCGGAATGGAAAAGACAACTATGGCGGGGTCTGCGGACCGCAGTATCGGTTGCCGTGGCGCAAACGGCACTTTTAAAACCGGACTGGACTGATCCGGGTGTTGCAGTGAAAGCATTGGCAACCTCGTTCGTATCAGGATTTCTCGTCGCATTGGGCATGTGGGTTAGAGATCGGTTTGCAGGAAAAGATCAAACCGCACTTATTCAGAAATTGCCTATTTAATACATGCCTGGAGGAGAAAAAGAAAAAAGCATCTAGGCAACAGACGCTTTTTTAATAAGGTGGTGAAAATTATGAAAGAAAATACAGACTGGAAAGCTCGTGTATTAGCCACCGGAGGACTTTTGATGGGAGCTACTGGTCTTGTCTATTCATTTATGAAAGGCCCAAACCAACCAGAAGTACCAAATGGAAATCTACGGGCAACAGTAGAGACGATAGAAACACAGCAATATAAAGATGAACTCATGGCATGTACTGATGAAAATATTCTTAAAAGTGCGCTCGGATTTACTACAGGGTCGATGCAGGATTGTGAAGATGAAAAAAACTATGTTGCGACCAAGGCAGCAGATAGACCGAATTTTCTCTATCCTGAAGCTACGGTAATACCAAGAGTAGGATCATAATATGCAAGAAAGACCGAAGGGATGGTTTATTAAAAAAGCCAACATCATTGTCTTGAGTGAGGAAACAGAATACCTTGACGAATTAGTGGACAATAAAAACTTTAAGGCTGTTGATATTGAAGTGGATCGGCTTGATCCCCGTGGGAAATTTGATGAAGAAGAAGAAATTATTAAACGCTTAAATGAAGGACATGCCGATAGAACGGATTACATTGATGACTGAGGGAAGCGGGTTTACCGTGGGATGTTTTGACTGTAAAGCAAAGACTCGGGAAGGATTGGGGCCATTATTTGCAACGGATAGAGAAGATTTTGTGGGGTCAGTTCTCGCCAGCAACGCCGCACAATTTCATGAGACTATGCACCCGACTCATCATATTGTTATTTTTAGCTTTCAAAGAAAACAATGACCATTGAATATGAAACACTACGAACGGGTGTTTACGCGGGAAAGGTTTTATGTAAAACGTGTGATCGTCACCAAGCATTTATACACAAGGGATATGGTAATGATGCAGAACCATTAGATAGAGAAGATAGAGAAATACTTGATGAGGCAGCAAGCAGACACGATAAGGCAAACCTTGGACAACACACCATAATGATTTATTTATTTACACCATGAGAGACATTTGGATTGAGCCGCCATATCAAACTATTTATCGTATTGCTGACCCCTTGGAAATGATGGTTCCCGTAGAGTTTGGACGATTTAATCGTCATCAAGTAGATTGGATACGAAGACGAGATACTGATGTTTTAACAGGTTTAGTACGGTGTCAATTTATTGGAAGAGTAGCAAGCGGAAAAACCGTACAGTGTCCGATGGACGAAGAAACGGCAGGAGGAATATCACAACTTCATGCACACCACATTATACCTCAAGGAGCGTGGGAAGGATGGCTACGATTTGGTGAGGAAACAGAAACACCTCATCAACCTTGGAATGGCATTATGCTTTGCGCCCTTTATCACCATAATGGGCCTCGGGGTATCCATCCCGATTATGCAAGGGCGAGAGAAATTTATAAGTTTAATCAAAATTCTTTCAATGAAGTTGCCCATGAACACCACAAGTTGATTGAAGAAGGTATCCCATATTGGAATACTGAATATGATAATTTACTTTATGACATAGCACGGGATAGAACGGAGGATTACTTATTTGTTCACCCGAATGATCCATTTCCTTATAAATAAGATATTTTGTGTTGGAAAAGTAGTTCTTTTAATTTTTGATTTTCAAACATCAGATTTCTATAATCCCATATATGTTCTTTTTGAGAAAGCAGAATCAGGATGCGGACCATCGAGCCTCCAAATTGCCCTTCGTGCATTGGATAAAAAAATGGATGATTGGGTTATTCCCCTTGTTGTAGAAGATATTGCCGCCGGTTTATCGTGGGATGAGATGCAAATGGTGGCGCACATTTATTGTTGCGAGGCGGTGGTGAACAAAAACTCTTCGTATCAGCACCTTGTGGATGCGCATAATGAGACAGGATGCCCGATTATCGTTGGTTGGGACAGCGATAGAGACGGAGAGGCAGGAGCGCATTTCAGCGTCGTGAAAGAATGAGTCCTACGGAGATTACGTTGCTTGATCCGGGCCATGGCGACGAGATAACATTTACGAGAGAGGACTTTGAGAATAGATGGTCTGATGCTGAAACAGACAAGGCGTTTATGATTATATATCAATGAAAAAAGACGAGTGGTTAGCCAATCTTATTGTTGCTGCGGCAATTTATACCATTTTCTTTTGGGGATGGTGGAATATACTTAATTAGAAGATAGGAATAGTTTCTGGTTGAGTCATTTCTTGTCTTACTACCTCTGATGCCCGATCTGGAATAACGATTTTAATAATGAATTCCCGTTTGGTTAGGTGATGTGTTTGGCCATAGTCGATATGGTCGAGGATGTGATCGACGATGCCATCAAAAAGAAGAAATCGCCACGCATCTATTTGGTCCTCTTCTAAGACATCTGCACCGCCTAACGCATCTTCAATTGCTTGAACGATAATCCAACCGCCTAGCTCAACATACGGATCGATCATGGGCAGGAACAAAAAGTGCGAGGTTAAAACGGCGTTGGTTCAGTTTTTTCCGCATCTTTTGGTTTTTCACTGGTTACTTCTTCTGGTTTTCTTGAATCAAGAAGGATGAGGTCATCCATAACAATTTCTGTTATTGATCGTTGCGTTCCGTCTTGAGACGTAGGGGTTGTTGTTCGTAGTCTTCCTTCGATATATACCTTTCGTCCTTTGGTTAATAATTGACTGCAAAGTTCGGCCAACTTATTCCAGGCAACAAGCCGATGAAATTCCGTTTCCTCTTTTTTCTCTCCTGCTTCGGTTGTCCAATACCGATTTGTCGCAAGGCCAACGGAACAAACGGATGCACCAGAGGGGGTTTTTCGAAGTTCAGGATCCCGGGTGATATTGCCGATGAGCATTACTTTATTTAGATTCCGTGATGCCATGTTATTCCTCCTTTTTCTTCTTTGATCTTGCGCGGTATCCTGCCTTAATAGAACAGTCTTTGCAAATTCTTCCTTCATATTCTACTTCTTTTCGTTCCCCGGTTAAAGGAGCAACGGAAAAATCGCGGACATGGACTTTATAACTCTGGTAAAAGGCAACGAAGTTTTGGCAAAAACTGCAACGGATAATCTGTTTCATAGGGGTTTTATACGAAGGGTATCACTAAATCCTCTGGGTTTGTATTCAGGGTGTATTGTTACCCCCTCTTTTCCACCGTACCACTTCCACACAAAGGCTTTTACTTTGTCTGCTTCCAATCTAGTGTACATGCGCCACTGACCACCTGTCCGTCGGGCTACAGGAACCTTGCCGGTTTTTTCAAATCGGTGAAGCTGAGAGAAGCTGAATCGGGAAAGCCCTTCGTGTTGTAATTCTTCAACAATTCGTCCTCTGGTAATAAATGGAAATTCTCTCATGGTTTTGCTTTGATTGCCTTTAGTGCATGTTTACACATTTTCTTTGGCCGGAAGATACCGTCAGGACAATTACATCTAAGGGCACCGTAGCGGTCTATGTATACCCGATAACTCTTCCCTTTAGTCGTTTCTGATGGGATAAACGTGAAGTTCCGTTGTCCCTCAAACACAACCGGTAGCATATGTATCATACTATAGCACACTTACCCACCCTTGTCAAACTCTACCACTGCCACGTTACTACATCCCATTTTCCGTAGGGCAAGTAATGTCCAAGAACCTATTCCGCCACAGCCAATAAGAAGGATGGGAAAATCCAGTTCCTCTGGTTTAACTAAGTTGGTTTGGCGTTTGTAGATATTCATTGGGAAGAGCTGGCTGGGTAGTTCCAGCCCTTCGCAATACACACCTATGGACTGATATTCAGAAACGGTACTGGCGCTCCTCCTCCCATATAAACAGGAAGAACTCCATTCCATTTTTCCAACGCGAGTCTTTGCAATAACTCTACTGTCAATGTTTGTTTTAATAGCTCTTGTTCTTTTGCCTTTGCTTCTGCCCGTTTTACTGTCGCGTCTGCTTCGAACTGAGCTTGTTGTCGCTGTTGTTCGGCGATAACTTTATGCTCAATTGCTTTCTCAAATTCTTCAGAGAATCCGATGTCTTTAAGTGCAACCTCTTGTAAAACAGCACCATACTTAGCCAAACGAAGAGAAAGATCGTCAAAAATCTGCTGCTTGATCTCTACCCGTTTATCCAACATCTCTTCAATGTTGTGTTTGGCGGTTGCTGCTTTTACTGATTCCTGAACCTGCGGGTCAATAATTTTAGTTTTAACATCCTCTTCCCGTCCGATGGTTCGAAGAATTTCTGCTACCGCATCAGGATTGATACGATAAGTAACGGCAACTTTTACTTTTACGTCTTGCTGGTCGTTGCTCGCTGCGTCTGCATCTGCTTCATCGGTATGGGTTCTGGTATCAAATACTACAATGTCTTTCGTAATTGAATTGTAAAAATACCAGCCTTCCGGGAACACTGTTCCTGTTACCCGTCCTTTAACAACCTCAACACCGCGATGCCCCGGGCCGATAAATGCAAATGGGCCGAAGAGTAGCAACACGAAAATAAATACCAACAATAATCCAGCACCAATGGCAACTATCTTAATTGTGTTTTCCATGCTTTTTCACCTCCTTCTGTCCTTGCTTTCTTCCAAATTCGATAAGTATGTGAGTCACCGCATAGAGAAAACCACCCAAAAGCGCACCGACCAGAATCCCGACTACCCAAATCTTAGCCATATCGCCTCCCTTCTGTTTTTCGTTTTGTCCATTGTATCGCTTTTAATTCTTCAGTTTTTTTAATTCTGCTTGTAGGTTTTTCAAATCGTCTTTATGTTCTTCGGCATATTTTATTTGAGCTTCTAACACACATCGCTTACACCACCATTGACTCATACCATGAATCCACCCCATGACTCCGGTGTCACCAACCCACCGTACTGTTCCTTTTCGTTTATGACAGTGTTCACAAATGATGTCTTTTTGCTTCATACGATCTCCCTTGGAAAAAATCTGTTCCCCGTAAGTTCTCTTTTCTTTCCCGTCTTGAGAAAATCCTGAGCAACCAGAGATCCGAACGCTGCTACCATGCGAACAAATGATGCAGCCCCCTCTAATTCACAAATATCCAGTCCGTCGGCATCTTCCGGTGGTTGGTATTCTTCGTTCCAGAGAATCGACCATGTAAAACTTGGTGAGAATCCCACATGGAAACAGGGAATCTCAAAAGGAAGACATGATTCTTGAATGATTCGCCGTGCTTTTTGGTTGTCGAAACAATCAACAACTAAATGTGGAGATGGAGCTACTCCTGTTTCAATAGTTCCATCCCCTCCGCCTATAAATGGGCCGCCTAATATTGGCCCGAGATCCCACGGTGTTTCTATTTTTTTATTGACAACACTTATCTTTCTATTCATTTTATGAACGACATATTCCAATGCGTCTACCTTTAGCATCCCGATATGATCGGAAATATATGCTTGAGTATTTGCCCTCACATTGCGCTCTGCCACCTTGTCGAAATCCAAGACGGTAATTGCGTGTTCATCACGAAGATCAGAAGCCAATGAAACAGTTAGTAAAGATCCTAAACTCCCCGCACCACAAATAAGAATGGTTTTCATTTTCTTAATTGACTTTTTTGAATTCTTTTTCGTCTCCATAGCTTCGCTGCAACAGTATCCACCCGTACCACTCGGGCTCATCTTCAGGGTCTTTGTGGATAACGTCGGATTCCTCAATAATTTCCCACTGTCTTTTCCCTTTACGGATCAGCCATTCTTCTTTGGACTCCAGCTTGAGGAAATACGTGACTTCGTGAAAATGCCCTTCACATTCGGATATAGTTGCAATTCTACAACTAAATGGATACATAGCGAGTCCTTGGGCAAGAAGCGTTGTCCGGTCTTCTTCGCTTAGTTCTTTCATTCCCGGCGGGTGAACGTGGGAAAGTGTATAGACAATACCGGGAGAGGTTTTGTGAAGTTTCCAGAGAAGTTCGGGAGGAAACACAGTGAGTCCGGCAGAACCGTCAACTAAATGAAGGATGTTTTTTTGTGGAGAGATGATTGCGCCTGTTTCCCTATAGAAGGTCATGTTATTTGGTCTAAAATTTCTTGCTCGTTAAGTTTATCCTGAATAAAAATAAAGCTTTTCCACCCATATTGAGCGAAATGATCCCGGCGTTTCTCAATGTAATCCCCCTGATGGTGATAAACATTTCCTACTTCAATCAGTATCTTTTTCCCATTGATGTTTACGAAGTCTGGATTCTTTCCTCCGATCCAAAAGTCTCCATTTCCTGTGTATTTATAGGGTAAATGGTGTTTTTGGATTATCCTTATCATTTGTTCTTCAAGAGATGTAGGACGAATCAATAATCCTTTTAACATCACTTGGTGTTGTTTTTCACACCATTCTTTATTTTCCCACAACTTTTTTATAGCAGGCTTAGGAGCACTCGAAGCGCAATGGAGTGAACAAAACTTTCCTCCTCCTCTTTTTATTTGATAAGGAAAAACTAAAAAACTTTCCCCACATATTTTACAGAAGGTGGTTATTTTCCCTCCCTTCCAATTGCTTGCTTTTTCTCCTCTATAATTCTCACTAAATCTTTTTTTACTTTCGTTAGACCATTTTTTTCCTATACCATTTAAGCTCATTTTTCTTTTACTTTCTTCTGTATGTTTTTTTCCCAAATTGGCCAATCTTATCTTTCTTTTATGTTCTTCTGATAGTTTTCTTCCTATCAACCATGGCTTCGTTTTGCCCAGTGTTGAACTTGAAATTTTCTTTTTAGTTGCGTTCGAACGCATAGCTACTCCTTTTTGCCCTTTATTCCAAGGTATTTGCCCTTTTTTAAATTGAGTACTGAGAGAATAGGCAATTCCCTTAATAAATCTTCCGTAGGTATCTCGTGTATGTTTATTTTGCATTGTTTCGTATCAAGTTCTCGTTATGTAAAGTGGAGTATCTTTTTGAAACTCCGATGCCAATGCTACTATTCCAGAAATGTTATATCGCTTGTCAAACCCCGACAAACAGTAACCAGCATTTTCAACTCTTAACCGTTCATTTAAAATTGTTTTAACAATCTGTCTTCCGCTTTTCCATATCACTAAATATTTATTGCTCGCTTGTCGCGTTGCAGAGATAAACCTTCCTCCCGCCTCTGTAACTGCACGTTCTATTCTCTCAG